AGACCAGCTTTAAATAACACCCAAGATACAAATGCTGCACAATAAGGAAGAGGGGGTTTTCCACTGCCAAGATAATTCCAATATTCCCTAATTCCGGGCGCATCATTTTTACCGCCACGTACCCCAGCACTAGCATCACTGCCAGAAGATCCTGTGCCAGCCTCAACAACGCTGCCTGCTTGGCTTTTAGCAACTGCAACTATTTTTGATCTCAAACTACCATCTAGAGGAACCGATGGAGGTGCATTTTCAAATGACGATAGGTTATTTTCAACTACACTGTCTGCTACACCAACACCGGCAATATTCAATGATGCATTATTTTTTGCATAGAAGCTTCGACTAAACGCATTTTGAGATGTGGTTGATGAGTCTGGGAGGTCAGCGCCTGTGCGCAATGGATATGTTCCATGCGGGTCGCTAAATCCAAAGAGTGAAGCGGCAGTTGGTATTAGGTTTAATGACTCTCCACTTGAATAAAAACTTGGAGTAACGTCAATATTTTGGCTGTATCCAATTTCATAACCTTTTTCAGTAGATATACTGCCTATTACGATTGGATCTTGCAAGTCATCCTCGTCTCTAAAAAATCCAAGCACCCAAGAACCGGCAACAAGTCCAGTTGGGCTTTGCCCTATTCCAGAAACGCCTGCGCTCGTGACAGGCATAATACATGTCGCCCATGGTAGTTTTTCGGTAGGTAATTCACTAATATTACCATTATGATAATTCATGCACCTAACACGCACTCTCCCCTGTTGAAGTGGATCGTTTACGTCTTCTACAATTCCAGTAAACCAATTTTTAATATTCATATGTCATTAAATACTTTTAAACGCGTACGATATAGTCCTTCTTTAAATGTATGAACTGCTACTCCAATTGTATAGATTCCAGACAATGCCTCATCCTTATTTTCCTCGGTATAACTGCCGCCAACTGCTTCACTTTCAGCCTTACGTTTAGGATTGAACATTCGTCCAATCTGCATGTCTAGCTTTTGTCCAGAATTAAGATGCATATCCCCATTGACTTCTATTTCTTGGTTTCGTGATTCTAGACGCGAAACTAATGACTGTTGTAAAATTAAGTTATCAATTACATCGTCGGCCGATAACGAATTTGGCGTGGCAGTATTTACTTCTGCATTTTTAATATTAGCATTTGTATATGTATCCAATGTCTTTTCAGTCTTCTTGCCATCTGAATTGTTGTCATTTAAAAATACTATACTTTTAATGTATGATGTTAAAGGATTTAGTTTACTTGTAATTTTTTTAGCGACAGATTCTACATAATTTAGTGTCCTTTCAGTAGTAGTTTTTTTAGTAATGTTAGTAAGTTGTAGTTTTGTCGAAAACCCACCTCCTAAAGCTTGGGCCAATTTATCCATCTTAATAACAGACTTTAAATTATAGATTCTATTGCTCGACTCACTGGCAGAACTTGCTGCGCTATTTTTTAAATGAGGCAAATATTTGTAAATACGATACGGTTTCTCTTCAATAATTTTTGTCCAGCCGTGTATATGAATCTTATTATGTCGTAGTGGACGATATACAAAAAATGGAGATGATATATCATCATATAATTTTGAACGTAACCACTCAACTGCTTTTAATGGTGATTGAATAGTAATAATTCCATCAAATGCAGTTATAGGGTCTCCTATAACCTCTATTGTTTCGTCTGTTTTTGAATTGCCTAGATATAAATCATTCTTAAAGATATGTTTTATATTATCTACAACTGGACCAGAGATTGCACGACTGATGCGAGTTAAGGCACTTAGATATGCATAGGTAGGAATACATATTATATTATACTCTTGAGCACTCTGAGAGTTGATATCTTTTTGATAGTTGGGATATTCTTTTACTGCAAATGTATATTCATATGTCTCCGTTCGCAATGAATTTGCCACCTGTTCTTTAGATGATGACACTGCTGTGTTAGATGGAACAAGAGATTTAATTTCTAGTTTGAGAACAATTTTTTCTTGACCACTCAATTTCATAAACTCAAAAAAGTTTATGTCATCATATATTCGTATATTTAAAACATTAATTGGGCTGAATAACTCTTCAGTAATCGAAAAATCTTTAACAATTGGCAATATACTTTTTGTTACATTTTCAGAATTCGTTAAATCAAATTTTAAAACTGAGTATGTAGATGACAATACTCCATAATTATTATCATCTGATATTTTAGGAGTATTTCTATTTGGCGGTGCAACAGTATTTGACATAGTATAAATTATTCATTAATTTCAGATATATACATTTCAACAAATTCATTTATTTTTTCTGGGCGTATAATCTTTATTTGAGATTTTTTTTCATTTTCTGCATATTCTCGTTGATAATTAGAATAATACTTTGGAGATATTGGCAATTGCCCAGTTTGAGGATCGACTCGCAATTGATCTGCAACACTTATTTCATATTCATTTTCATTTTCGTCTATTGCGTAATATTGTTGAGCAGCATTTCTATAGAGTTCCCAACTATAGTCATATTGATTGTTGTTTCTATCATTTGCTGATATAAAAAATCTATTTTGTAATGTTTCTTCTCTAAAATATTCTCTAATATTTTGTACATCATTTCTAAATTCTAATACCTCTTCAATTTCTCCAGCAATTTGTTCTGCAAATGTTACTTCTCCACTCTTAATAAGATCATCGATAACTAAGCAATCTTCCCTATACAAGACATATGATTTATACAACCACTCGGTTTCGATGTCATACACACTATAGTATTCAAGTGTGCCTTCAGGATATGGATTTACAAATCGAAGATAAAATCTAGTTTGATGTGTAAATAAAGAACGATCTTCTACCAGACGATCATTATCACCTGGATTTCTAATATCATACACAACAAGTTGACATAGTCTGGCATCATATTTTAAAATTTTAGCATAAAGATTCATGTCACTTTGTGGCACCACGTCACGTCTATCAATAGGCGCTATATTTGTATCTTTGGCAACAATTTGCAAATATGGTAAATATTTTTCGTCTAATACTGCATTTTCAAAAATATTTCTAGAATTTGGTCTGTATGTAGTATTATTAAACTCTTCTATAATATTATGTATTGGTTTAAACGTTATTGCACTACAATAGTCATACTCGTTGGTTATCATATTTTCAAATTGTTGATATGATAGCGGCCAATCATAATATAAATTGCCTTTTAACTGTTCGTTAATAGCAAAAAATGTCCAATAATAATCTGGTTTACCATAGAGTTCTTGAGATACAATATCTGGGCGGGCGCCGTCCTGTATAGTATAGTATGTATACTCAACAATTGTATCCAATACACTTCTCGACTTATCAATTTTTACCATTCGAGTGATGTCGGTAAATGTAAAAATATTGTCTAAAACGTTATATCGGATTTTTGGAAATTTTGTAAAATACATAGTATGATGAAATTATTTCTATTATACACGTCCCACACTAAAATCTGCACCAGGGCCGGCATTTAGACTATCACGACCTGAAGGAATTGACGATGCATCAAAATTATTAAAGTTTATTTGCGAAGCCAATTTATTAAATGGTGCGTCATCAAGCGAACGTATATCTTCTGCTGTAAGTGCGCGTGTTTCAATAAATGATAGGCTCAAATCACACTCGAGCGGGGCGCCGTCTGAAAACCAAACATTTGCGGATTGATTATATGAGACATTTAAGGTTTCTAGATAACATTCATATATTTTTGGTATGTATTCTAGAACTGACCCATTACCATCTAAAAAGTTTATAGACCACGTTGGAGGATATTGTAATTGCAACACATTGCCTTCTGCATAGAGACCTATTCTAAAGGCGCGAGATATGTTTCTAATCATTTCCGACTCACTTTTACTTTTTGCCATAAACTTAAATGCAAATTGAAAGCGACGAGTTGCCATTCCAGTAAATTCAGTAGTAATATTTTTATTTAAAGTGGTGCCCAAACCAACGCTAATTGCAGATTTAACACTGTCATCTAATGGCGCCATTGTTGCAGCCAACTGACCAAGCTCGGAGAGCGAATTTGGTATGCTTCCCTTTAAGTTACCCAAATAATTAGATGCGCCAGTTATTCCACCACTTCTAGCTGCAGATAACGCCCCACCTATCATGCCGGCAGCATTTAATTCGGCATCGTTATATGTTGCAGCATCAGCAAACTGTAAATTTAGAGGAACTGGCAACCATACAAAAAATGAATCATTGAGGTTATTTCTAGGAGTATTACATATCATCTGCATAAGAGGCATTTTCCCAGACTGCAAATCGTCGGGAAAATATAGATTTTTGTAGTTTGTATCCTTCGACAGTGCCATATATCTATTTATAAGTAATATTTATGGCATACAGCGGCAAATATATTGCAAAAAACAAAGGGAAATACTCGGGAGACCATAGTAAAATATATTATAGAAGTCTATGGGAGCGACAGGTATTTAAATTTTTGGATGAAAATTCTGATGTATTGGCTTGGAACAGTGAGGAGGTTGTAATCCCATATCGATGCAAAACAGACAATAAGGTTCATCGCTATTTTGTTGACTTAAAAATACAGTTTAAAAATGGGCAAACCTATTTAATTGAAATAAAGCCCAAAAAGCAGACTATTGAGCCAAAGATAAGAACTAAAAAGACAAAGGCGTACATTACAGAAGTACTCACATACGTCAAAAACCAATCAAAATGGGAGGCTGCGTCAGAATATTGCGCAGATCGTGGCTGGCATTTTGAAATTTGGACAGAAGATGTAATTAAAGGCCTTGGCATTAAACTATTGACATAAACTTAAGACTGAAGATACTATCAAGGGCTAGACACCTGTCTATTAACTTAAAATTGTCTTTATAAATAGATATATGCCATCCCTTTTTTCTAAAATACAGTCTGATATAGAACGGGCAGGGCTTTTGCCACGCACCGTTCAATCAAAAGATTGGTTTATAAGAAAAATAAAAAGTATAACAAGAATAACGCCTTCAAAAATATTAAATGACGACTCATTAATAGTAAGAAACAAACCGTTAATTGGCCGCATGTTTATGTTTTTATATGATCCTAAGGGCAAAGAAACTCTTCCATATTACGATAGGTTTCCTCTCATACTCATGATCGGTCCGGCAAAGGGCGGCTTTTATGGGTTAAATTTACACTACTTGCCTCCTAGAACGCGGGCTGTATTTTTTGATCGTCTTATGGATTATATGACAAATCAAAAATATGATGGGTCAACACGTCTGCGGTTATCATATAGTATGCTAAGTAGTACAGCTAAAATGAGAGCATATGCTCCATGCTTTAAACATTATCTATTTAAACATGTTGTTTCAAAAACGGTTGAAGTGCTTCCAAAAGAATGGGAAATTGCATTATTTTTACCAACCGATACCTTTATTGGAGAAACATCAGCAACAATTTGGTCAAAAACAAAAAATCTTGTATAAGTCATGACAATTACAGAATTTGTATCAGAAGTATCAGCTAAAATGGGGTTTGCTCGATCAAACAAATTTAGTGTTGAAATACCACGCGCGCAAAATTCAAATACCATGAGCGCAGATGGGATTAATATTATGTGCGAAAGCGTCTCTTTGCCTGGCACGCAAATCTTAACCACAGACTATTCATCAGTACGACATTCGTCAAAATATCCAACGGGCACAATGTATGAGGACGTAGAGTTAACGTTTGCTCTTACAAGTGACTATTATGCTCGCAAATTTTTTGATGAATGGATAGCATCTGTTATAACAACTACAAACGATAATTACACACTAAACTATCGTTCAGATTTCTCTCGTGACGTGACTATAAATCAATTAGATGAAAATGATAAAAAAATATACAGTCATAAACTACGAGATGCTTATCCTATTACGATACAAAATATCAATTTAAGCAATATGAATGAAGATGAAATATCACGTTTTAGTGTCACTTTAACGTATGATAAATATGAAATAACGAACCACAAATAAATTATGCCATTACCAACACTTGAAACACCTAAATATAGTATTAAAATACCATCAACTGGTAAAACAGTTGAGTATCGTCCATTTCTTGTCAAAGAGGAAAAGATACTTCTTATAGCGCAAGAATCTGGAGAGACTTCTCATATGATCTCTGCGATGAAAGATATTATTTCAGCATGTACATTTGAAAAGATTAATCCAAACGATCTTACCACCTTTGATTTAGAATATATTTTCTTAAAACTGCGATCAAAGAGTGTTGGGGAAAATGCAAATATTCTAGTTAAATGCGAATCATGCAATCATAAGAATCCACTCTCATTAAACCTTGACGAAATTAGCATAAACATGCCCGCTAATATTGAAAAGACTGTAATGCTAACTTCAAATGTTGGTGTTAATATGCGTTATATAAAGGCAAAGGATATTACAAAATTAGCTGATGTTTCAAAAAGTGAAGCCGATTTGATTACTGATATAGTAATTGCTTCGATTGAATCTATATTTGATGAGTCTAAGATATATCCAACTGATGATACGCCAAAAGAAGAGTTAATTGTGTTTGTAAATTCTCTAAATCACGATCAACTAAACAAGTTACAAAAATTTATTGAAAGCGCACCAAAATTAGAAAAGATTATTGAGTTTAAATGCACTTCATGTAAAACTGATAATAAAATAACTCTTTCAGGCATACAGTCTTTTTTCGAATAAACCTCTCACATGAATCATTAACAAATTATTATCAAACCAATTTCGCACTTATGCAACATCATAAGTATGGTTTAACTGAATTAGATATGATGATACCATGGGAGAGGGAAGTATATGTTTCGTTATTATTGAAATATCTTAAAGAAGAAGAACAACGTAGAAAAAATACTTAAATGACAGACATTACCGAATCACCAAAACTTCTAACTTCAGTTATAAAAGAATTACAGGACAATAATCATGTAAATGAACTTATATTTGATTCGGTAGACACATTGAACACATCTCTAACCACAGACGTTCAGGGAGAATATAATACAGATATATTTACACAGATATTAGACAGAATAAATGGTATATACAAAAACATATTTAAATTTTTAGATATATTTGCAGGAAATGATTTACAGGATGAAGAGAATCGTCGCGAATTACTTGCTGCGCTACGTGGAATAGGAAGAAAGCAACGTGAAGAACGTACAACTGCTCCTCAAACAGAAAAAACTGCCGAAGGACTCTCTGGATCGTTATCTACACTTTTGATTCGCGGGGCCGGATTCTTAATAGGCACCGTAAGTGGATTTATAGGACAGATATCAAGTATGATATCTGCCGTCATAAAGGACTCTAAAATTTTCCGGGCAGTTTCTAGTTTTACCAATAAATTGGGAAGCGGTATAGTTAAATTTATAAAAGATTCAAAACTATATACTGCAATTTCAGATTTCGTGAGTGGCATAGAGACTAGAATGAGTGGTTTCTTTCTTAAAATTAAAGATTTTTTTAATATTAAACTATCAGGGGTTCAATCTGTTTTGGGTAAAAGCAAAATACTCTCTGGAATAACTTCTAGAATTTCTGCTTTTTTTGCACCTTTTATTAATTTGTTTAAATTTGTTAATGGAACGTTATCAACAGGGACTAGTATATTTTCTAAATTAATGAGTTCATTAAAATCAATGATATCAACTCTAAAAGCTGCTTCTGTTACGTTTAGTGGCGGATTAAAAGTTGGAAAAATATTTGGACAATTATTAGGAAAACTTGCTTGGCCAATTACCATTATTATGGGTCTATGGGATACAGTAACTGGTGCAATTGCTGGTTATAAAAAAGATGGAGTTGAAGGGGCGATCAAGGGAGGATTAAGTGGACTACTAAATGGTTTAGTGGGTGGAATACTTGACATGATTAAAGGTGGAATCTCATGGATAGCCGGAGCATTAGGTTTCAAGCAAGTTGAAAAGTTACTAGATAGTTTTTCGTTTAGTGCTATTATAGAAAGTTTTGTAGAAGGTCTTGTTGATTTTACACAAAGTATATTTGATTTATTGATGGCACCATTTACTACAATACCCAAAATAATAGGTGATGCATTTGATTCAATTTCACAAAAGGGAATTAGCGGAGTATTAGAATTTCCTAAAATCATATTGAGTGAAACACTGCCTGATCCAGAAAAACATAAAAGCGGATTTGATCCATTACATTGGGCAGCAAGAGCAATACCCGATTCAGTTTATGAATATGCTGGTATGAAAAAACCAGCAATGAAGGAAAATGTAGTGACTAAAACTACAGGAGCAGTATCTAAAGCAATGGATTCGTCTGCTGTTGCTAAAGAAACAACCAAACAGTTACAAAAAACAAAAGGTTATGATGCCGATGGTGATGGAGTTTTAAGTGATTCTGAATTTGTAAATCAATTAAGGGGGGAAAAGATCAGTGGTGATTTGGGAGACATAAAATTAGACTATAGCACTCCAGAATCTGCTAAAAGATCAGATGAGTTATTGCAAAAATCTAATGTTACTACTAGAGTCGAAATTCCTACTCCGCTTACCTCATCGGTAGAAAGACCACAGAACAATACTGGCGCGACATTAAATCAGTCGAGTCAAAGCACATTGGCAATGCCAGTAATTGTTAATAATTACGGTGGTAATATTACAAATAATACAACAAGTCGAGTAAATAATACGCAGGCAATTTATGATCCAATTATGACCGGCAGTAATTTGAATCTTACGAGAGCATAAAAAATGGGATAGAGTTTCCCCTATCCCATTTACAATTAACTATTTTTACAGTATTAACTCTGTGCGAGTTTTGCAAAATAACTTAATGAGTCATCATCGTCATCATCGTCACGTGATGAGATGTTTGGAGAATCTGCAGATGAATAACTTGGTGCGGCTTCAATTGTTTTTCCTACGATTGATGAAGCAGCTTCATTTACAGCTTTTTCTTCTGTCATTGAGCCAGCAAATGCGTCAGATCCAAGAACTTCAATAAGTTTGCGCTTAAGATCTGCATATGACTTATAGTTTGATGGATCAACAAAGTCTTTCAAAGAATACAAACTATTGTAAGTCTTTTCAAGCTTAGCTTCGTCACCGCTAAATAACTCAGATGCACTCTCAAATTCAGACTTATCATAGTTACGATAGCCTTCAAAGTTGCGAATCTTCAATTTAAAGTTTGCTCCTGCCCAAAAATCAAATGGATTGACCGGAGTTTCATCTTGAAACTGGGGTTGCATAATGTCCATAATCTTGTCAAAGATTTTCTTGCCATATTTGTACAAGAAAACTTTGCCTTCATTGTCAGGATTTGAAGGATCGCTGACCACGAGAATATTACTAACATAGTGCAAGCGGCGCTTACGCTCGCGAGCAATTTCTTTGTCTTTCTCGT